GCCCCGCCCCACGGCGGCTGACAGTCTGTGCGTTGGCCAGTCGGCTTTTCCGCTTGTCGTGCTGTTGAGCACGGCTGTTGTCGTTACCCGGTCCACTCACGCCCTTGTAGAAGTCCAGCAACGCGGACGCGTCATCGGCGCTTTCGGATTCTGATAGGCTCTGGATGGTCGGATTCTGCGATTGCAGCCATGTCTGGAACTCGGGCGCATTGACCACTTCTCGCCAATCGTCGTGCCGGCTTTCAAGGCGGGCATACTCTGACTGAAGTTGTTGCTCATGGGCCTGCTGTTGTATGGGCTGCACAGCGGATCTCAGTTCTGAAACCTGCTGTTCAAGTTGCGCCTGTTTCTGCTGGTCTGCTTTCAGACGAGATTCAAAGGCGCGGGCCATGTCGGGGAAGTCCTCGGCAAACTCCTTCCAGTCATCCACACCCATGGACTCGGCCATGTCCTGCTTCTGCTGGTTGTCGTTCTGCGGCTCCCCTGACGGGTTGGTGGGTTTGGCAGCGTCGAACTCCTGCTGCTTGCGTTGCAGTTCATTGATCTGCTTCTGGTAAGCCCCCAGTCGTCCGCGCTGCGAGGCGTCGGAGTGCTTCAGGCGCTCGTTTTCCTGCTCCAGCGTCTTGAGCTTGGCGGCAAGGTCTTCCGGTTCGCCGTCGTCGGCGCCCTGGTCGCCCTCGTCCGCTGTGTCGCTCTCGGGCAAGGCGTCACGGTCAACGTGATACTCGTCGCGGTCCTCGGCAGGCTGAGTGCCTTTGGCGTATTCCTCAAAGGCGCTGTTAAAGTCCTGCTCTTGGTCGCTGTAATTGTCATCCTGCGGCTGGTTAAGCGGCTGGTCGGTCATTTAGCGGTTCTCCCGAACGGCTGGTGATTGCCTGATAGGCATAAAAAACCGCCGGATGGCGGTCTGATTCAGTAGTCGGGGCTCGTCTTAACGACAGGCTCCGGTTCGTCACTGGCGTAGGCCAGCAAATCATCAATCACGCGAATCTCTCCGCGCTTCTGGTCGTCGTGGGGCGAGCCATTGATAAGCGACTGCACGCCATCATCCCGGCGTTCATTTAACCATCGCTCAATGGTCATCCAGGTGTGTCCGTGGCGATCAATCATGAGTAGCTGTCAAAGCCTTGCTGCATATTTTCTCTGCGCGCCATGCGCTCGTTCTGGCTGTCGGCCAACTGCGCGGCCTTGGTTTCGCGGTCTGTTGCCAGCTTGGCGGCGGTCTTTTGCATTTCCGCTTCCAGTTCCTGCGAGTGCATACCCACCTTGACCTCCAGTTCTTTCATGGTGATGCCTTCTTTCAAGGCGATTTCCATGCGGTCCTTTTCTTGCCGGGTCTGCAATTCGGCAGACTTGTGTTGCTGCTCAAACTGCTGCTGCTGAGACTTCAGTTGCAGCTCCTGCTCTTTGATCTGCAATTCCTTCATCTTCACCTGGACTTCAATCGGCGGCTCCTGCTGCTGACCCTGCTCCTGCGCCTTGCGCTCCATTTCCTCGTCGGTGTAGGCCACGCTATCAACCGGCACTTGCAGGGTGCGCAGAATCTCCCGGTACAGCCCGCTCCAGTTGGTCAGTTCTGAGAAAATCGGATTCTGTGCCGCTACCTGGGACAACATCATCAGCTTTTCCTGCTGCTCTTCCCTGGCCACCAGAACGCTGGTGCCTTTGGCTACAATGTCGAAATCGCCCTTAATCTCCGGGCGGTCGGTGTACATCATGTGGTAGTCGTAGAAGCGGCGGACGGTGGGAGTGGTTACGCCATCGTCAAAGTTCTTGGTCGCGGATCTCAGCACGATGTTGGAATTGTTCATCAGCATCTGCATACCGCCGAACGTCTTGGAGCCCGGCCCACCACCAATGCCTTCGCCTTGCAGCAGAATAGGCAGGTTGGTTTCGGTGTCCGCTAACTTCTGCGCCGACTCAAAGATGGCAAACAGGTCGCCCTGGTTGTTGTTGATCTGGTACGTCTGAAAGGCGCTGCCCACTGGCTCGTCGCCGGTATCGAGCCAGACCTTGTTGGCGCGGATCGCCCAGTCGCCGTCTTGAGGCACGATGCCTCGCTTCTTCAGTACAATCTGCGGGCCTGCTGATACGCTGGCGTTGTCCATCATCATGCGCCAGGCGGCGTTGACAACTTTCTGCGGCTGACGCATCAGGTACGGCACGCCAAAGCCAAAGATGCAGGCGGCGTCGGCTTCCCAGTTAAACACACTGTACGGCAGGTCGCCGGTTTCCAGCGGGTTCAGGGCGGCCTTGATAACGTGGCCGCCCACCATGAGAATGCAGCCGGTGTATTCAATCAGCGGGTCGTCGTCAATGTCATCGCAGCCGCACGCCTTCAGTTCTTCCTTGTCAATCGGCCCCCAGTATTCCCAGAGCTCGTACTTCTTATCGTTGGTGACGGTATCCACGCCGGTAATCGCTCGCAGTTCGTGGCGGCGGTCCTCGGCAATGTGGCGCCCTTCGTTATTCTCCAGTGCCCGACGTAGCTGATTCAGCATGACGCCAGGCAGGTCCGACAATTCGCGCATCTGCTTGCGGTTCAGCAATTTCCGCTCAAAGGCAAATTCAGCCTCGCTTATGTTCGCGGCAGACATGTCCGGGAAGAAGTCCCAGGGGTCGGTGCGCTCCAGTCCGGCTCGCAGTTCGTCCTGAACTTCCATGACGCTCTGGCCGGTCTGCGGGTCGGTGATCCACGCCCGGCGGGTACGGTTCACTACGGTTGGGCCTTTCAGTATGCCGGTGCCCAGTTGGCACGCATCTTCGATTACGTCTCGGGCATGGGCGTTGTAACCGGCCTCGGCAAAGTCATCCTCGATCTGCTGCTGCATGGCGCGGGCGGCGGCGGCGGCCTGCTCTTTGGCCTGCTGCTGCTCGGCTTGAGGGTCTGCCTGCTCGGGCATCGGGCCCTGCTGCATCATGCCGGCCTGCATTGGGCCCTGCTGCATATCAGCCTGCATCGCCGCGCCATTGGTGGCGCTCACGGCAGGGACTGGCGTTTCTTTTACGCCAAAGTTGGTGTCGTCGTTGGGCAGCAGCATGTCGCCCATGCGCGCAATCGCGGCTCGCGTCTTGTTGCGGGTGATGTTCACGAACACTTGCGAGGAATTCTTGCGCGTCATCCGGCTCAGTTCGTCGGCGGTGTATTCGCCGTGATACTGGCGCAAGTCCTGAAGCCAGCGAGTCTCGATCTGCTGCCGGGCGGATACCTGCTCTTGGGCCAGGCGGTTCAGCTTGGCGCCCAGGGCGTTAAGATCTTCCTCGCGGCGAATTTTCTCTGCCTTCTCGTCATCCGGCGCCATTGCGTCGGCCTCGTCGGGCATCGTCTGCGCGTCGTTCATATCAGTATCCTGCCGTGGGGTCGCCGGGTAAGTGGCTTGTGCTGACTTGCGGGGCTGGCCGGGTGGTCGCCAGTCCTAGCCGCATGACGGCGTAGCGAAGAGCGTCCATCAAATGATCGTTCTCTTTCACAATTCGCCCCTTCTCGTCGCGCCGGTACAGGCGGATCTCGCCCAGGGTGTGCTGTAGCGTGCTGAAGATTTTGAGTCGCCCGGTAGACAGTCGATCCAGCACCTCCATCAAGCCAGCCTCAACCGCCTTGTTCGCTTTGCTTAACCGCAAACCTTCATCCTCGTACAGCTTCCAGAGCGTCTTGCCGTCGATCTGTGAGCGGCCTCGGGCGGCGGTATCAATCACGCCGGGAATCCAGTCGCCGCGCATTCGGATCGCTTTGGCGTGAATCGGCGCCTCGGCCTGCCCCCGGTAATGCTCGGAGTAGGCATACACAATATCGGTATCGCGGTCATGGGCCAGCCAGATGGCGGCGGTTTTCTTCCAGCCAACGTCCAGGCCATACAGGCGCGGGAACCAGGCGGGCACCTGGAACGGATCGCACAGGAAATCTTCTTCGGGCACCGGGTAGATGGCGCCTGCGCCCAGCGAGGGGTTGCCGTTCATCCGGGCGTCCAGTTGGTGCGGGCTGATGGACTTGGCCATGTCGTCAATGTCCTGCTGGCTGATATGGGGAACGCTTGACCAGCCGGCCTGCACGACGTATCGGCTCACTCGCCCACCACAAACTGCGCCGGGCCGACAATGATCTGATCGCCGGTCTTGGATTTCGGATACAGTTGCCGCGCAATGTTCAATGACAGCAGGCCGTGCTTGATTCCGCGCTCGTCAATCATTGACAGGATCTTGTCGCGCACCGCTGGATTGCAGCCATCTTCGGGCGCATTGATTCGGGTAGTCGGGGCTTTAATCGTGTTGAGTTCGGTCATACGTTCCAGTATCTCTCCCAAATGATGAGCCCAGCCATTACGACCACGCAGCTCACAATGAGCACAATAAACGCTTGATCTGTCATATCTGCACCTGTTGGTGTCTGGCTTCCAGAAAGTCAACGACCAAAGGCGTCAGGCCGGACAGTGGCGTAAACGTCATAATGACCAGCCCCCGCGTTGTCATGGTTCGGATCAGCGCCTCGTCGTACACGTCTTTGGGCACTTCTTCATCCATCCAAACAAAATCTTGTTCGGTGCCCTGAAAGATTCGCCTGCCCTGGTCGTAACTGCGCAGCATCAAGCGACTGGTGCCGCCTGAAACATGCTCTACGGTGATTTCTTCGTAC